TTAGTTATATTGCAAATATTTAATCATTTTAACTATTAACTTGTCTAACATCTGCTTAACTCTCTGCTCGCCTACTTCGAATATACGAGCCATATCTTTGTAAGTTTTCCCCTCTGCCATCAGTAAAAACAAATTAAACTCTTTGAATGTTCCTACTGTTTCGGCGGCCAATTCTAGCTCGTTTAAAAATATCGCATCTTCTGTATTCATTTGATCTATACGCTTATGGTCAACTTCAGCACCTAACTCAAAGAAATCATCTGTTTCAATGGGTTTATCTTCATAATCATCGTTAATATGCTCGTGACAACTCAATATAAACTGTTTAATCGTCTTTTTATCATACATAGCCGATTTCACTCGCCAATCGATCTAATATAGACGTTCTAGCACGCAACAATGCCCTTTGTTTAATACCGATAACGTCGCAAATAACGTCATCTGATAAGGTTTCCTTGTCCCACCACGTCAACTTGATAACTTGTTGCTTTAATAAAGAAGAATCATTATATACAGCAGTTATACCTTTAACCACATCACATATATTTCGGTACTGAAGGTCATTGACGTTATAAGGTCTGTTGATGTACCAGTCACAAAGTCTGTGATAGTTCAACATATACTTGGATAACATTTTATAGTTCACATCTTGATACTCAATAATCATATGGCAAGCACCTCACGTTCATTTTGCAGGCTTTCACGTTTTGTTTCGATATAGTCATTATAAATCACTTTATTGGCTTGTATGTGCTTCTCACGGCGTTGTGAACGGTTTTTATGATGGACTTGATATAAATCTTTCTGCAGTTTCTTAATCGTTTCGTGTGGCTTATATGAGCCATTTGACTGCATGTATTGAATGATATCCTTTTGTTCATGCGAAGGATAGTGTTTGATTAGCTTTTTAACCAAATTTAGTCGTTTATTTGATTGTTTTTTATATCTATCCAGCTCGTCTTTTTTCTCAACAATCCAACATACTAACTTTTCTAAAGGATATGAAGTTGTGACTACACCCATCACATCATCACATGTCATGTGCGACGTATTAAGGCTATACATACATTCAATTTGTTCTTCAATGGTTTGTATTTTACGATTAATAAACACGGGATTATAAGCAGTTAATAGCTCGTATTCGGTTATCTTTTCTGTAGGATAATATCTTAATACTTGCATACAGGGTTTTAGAAGCATTGTATAACCTCATTTCTTTAATTTTTAATCCTCTTTACAGTTGTTTCAGATACATCATTTTTTATTGTGATTTCTTTATTTTCATGTACAGGTGCTTTTTGTTGGTTTTCATTTTTCGTTGAGGCTCCTTGGATTCTAAACGAATATCTTTATTCTTCTTGGAATTATTCTTTTTTGCTTCACTTTTACCTTTCGTTTATTCTCTTTCGCTCGTTCATGCAATTTATCAATTAAATCTTTAGCGTTACATTTTATGAATTTATACAATGATTGCATAATTAATTATTTTGAAAAATTTGCAAAGTATTTTATAAGTTTAAGTTTGTCCAATTATTGGACAATTAGTCATCTTTACCTATGCCAAACTCTTCATATACTGATTTAGGCTTCTTACCTGTCACAAAATCACCTACGGGATCATACTCATTTTTTGTCTTAGGTTCCATAATCTTGAGACGTGCCTCAACAGTTAAGCCTAATTTGGGACATATGGCGTTCATTGTATTCACGCTATCCCTTTGTATTGTGTAATGAGGTGAGAGCTTACTTCCACGTTCAGTTACAACCACCATACCTTCTTCTTGAATTTTGAGTGTGGCATTTTTGTAGTTACTATATGTTTGGCAATAAGTAGCAAGCAAACCTTTGTCTAAATCTTTTATAGGTAATTCATTAATAAGTGGAAGCACTCTATACCATTCTCGAACAGCATCATCGTCTAAAAAATCGGGTGGTTCTTTTGATAAAGGTGTAAGCTCATTCATAGCTTTCTCAGTCGCATTTCTTTGTTCTTGTACATCTTTGGTACGATAAGCTTTTTGTTGTGATAATAGTTTTCTCTGTGACATTTATATCATCTCCTATAATTGTTATGTATTTTTTAAGCGAGCGCTCTCTCGTATTCTTTAGTAATAAAGTCAGCGCTGTCTTATTGTCGAAAAATCTCGACGCTAATTCTAAAGAATTCATACACAAATGCGACCACGTGGTCGTTTTAGTTAGTCGTCGTGCAAATTTTGCACTTCGTTGTAATTTTGAACGGAATTATAAATATTCTTTTTCATTACTTCTTTTTGTAATGATTTAGGTGCGTTAAGAAAGTTGTCTTTTTGTATGTTGTCTAGATTTGTAGACAACTCATTTAAATTAATGTAGTAATAAATTTTAAACTTATTTAAGTTATTGTTTACGTGCAATTGATTCAGAACGTTGTGATTGTTCAAGTTGTGATTCGAGTTGGGATTTTTCTTCGTCACGTTGTTTGAGTTGTTGTTCGTACTCTTTAGCTTTTCGTTCCATTTCTTCTGAATTACGTTTGTATTCAGCAATTTCTTTTTGAGTAGCTTTACCGTAAGTTTTGTAGCCTTGATCAGTAGGCACACCTTCATTAAGCGATTGTTCTTTTTGTTCGTCAGTCATAGTAGTTAGTAAAAGCGTTTTTTTATGACCAAGCCGAGCGCTATAGCGCTTAAAGTCCTCTTCTGAAAAAGAACTCGCTATTTGATAAAGAGCTTCAATACCTAAGGTGTTCGACATCGAACGCTCTTGAAACTCGTCGGATACTTTTATAAATTTTCTAGCTTGCGAGTCATTAAAGTTTACTGACTTCAACCAATTTGACCATTCACCATGTGCTAAGTCATTCTCTTTCACATGTTTTAATCTTCGTCCAATTTCGAATATCGATTGACCTGCAATGTTTTGGTAACTAACACTCACAATTATTTGCTTATGTTGTATATTGCGCCTATCCACGAAAAGATGAAAGAGAAATAATACAAAGCTTAATATTACAAGCATTAATAGAGACGTAGTTATTTCATCAAAAACTAGGCTCTGTGAGAAGCTCTATATTGCATTGAATGAATGGTTACATGGATTACAGGTCATTACGTGCCGTAAATCGCTTAAATTAGACTTTTTCGTTAGTAATTATTGTGAAAAATTACACAATTTTACCTTTTAATATCAAGTTGCGGTTACAGAAAAGACCGGCTCGTTTAATTCATTTTTAAAAAGGCTGGGCGCAAATTCAACGCCTCCCTTTAAATTCAGAAATTATTTTTTCGAATTTCATTTTATTTTTTTATAATCTTCAGTATTATTTTCACTGCCCGATTAAAATATCTATCCCATCAAAATTATTCATACCATCTAATTCCCACTTACTTTATTCAAGTATATTTATCGCTAAAAACTTCGCTTTTAATCTGCTTATTTATTCACTTTTAACCAATCTATTTAAGCAGCTTTCACACACTATTTAACAGCTTGTAACACTTTTATATATAATCATCTATACATGCGCTGTATCATTCTCTAAATGGCTACAAACACCATTGTATATAAGCAAACCATTCACGCTTAGTAACTCGTTTGTGCTTCTCATATTGTTGTTACTTATCATCTAATAACAATAATTAATATTTATATTTTTTATTTGAAATCAGAATCTTAATTTAGTTTTCGATTTACTTTTTAAATTTATTCTCACAAACTTTTTTGTAATTCAAATCTCAATTTACTTTTGTCTTTAACATTTACTTTTTGATTTGATGAATGAACTTCACAATTGAATTGAATCAACAATAGAAATTATTTATATTCAGAACACAATCAATAATGAAACTAAACAGAAGAACATCAACAAACAATTAATGTTAATTAAATAAGAACAAATGATTTAAGTTAATTGATTGAATCACTTTAAATTATAATTTGTTTCTTCTCTTTTATTATCAATGAACAATCACAACAAACAAATGAAACTCTTTACACAATGAGTTTGATTACTTAATGTAATGACCTTATAAACTCTGTGTTCAATAGTCTGACCTTTAACATAGGTTGCTTATTCACTGTATCCTTTATTGTGCAGTCCTCTAAACTATCCACCTTAATAAGCAGTGTGCTTTAATGCTTGGGCACTTTATAACAGATGGCGCTTTATTATCTATGCTCATTATTTGCCTGCACCTTTAATACTTGGGTCTTATAACTGCATGTGCTTTTATATACTATGTTGAAGTATCTGCTACACATTGAATGCGTTCCACATATATCATTGTGATTACTTTCACATATATACTTTAAGAAAAGACCACCACCAATTAATAGTGATGGCCTAAACCAACGTACAGAAGAACTAGGAACTAATGAAAATAACAAGGAGTTAAATGCCCAATGGCTAATTTAGACTTTAATACTGAGCGCTCAACATTAAAGATTTAGTATATCTTTAATATCTATATTATACCATGAACGCCGTCATAATGCTACTTTATATTATCTAGTATTAATAGAAATTGCTTTTATTTTACCAATCTTTTCAATGAGCTTATTCATCGATGTCACTTCATCTGTATAGATTTGTACACTCTTAACTTTGTTATGCTGCACTAACTTTATAAATTCTTGCATAATTGGTTTGTCATCCACTTCTATAGACAGTCCATACAGTCCTTTATTGACTACCACTGTTAAATTGCCACGATGTATCGATGCTAGGATATTACTATCTTTATTGTTGTCTAACATCACACATAGCTTGTCATTGTCTTTTAATGCTTGAAATACATTGTTATCTAACTCATATGGTTTAAATGTCTGATAGTTAGGATCTACTGTTTTGGTCGTTCCCATTTCTACAGGTTTATCTGTCGTAAGTGCTTGTACTGTAATTCGATTCTTTTGCTTATTATATTTAACGTTATTATCTGATTGTTTGATTGTTGTTAGCATATACTCACATCCTTACCATTGTTTCTTGCCATAATGATATTTTTGGAACTCATCACGAGAAACGGCATCTAATGCTTTCTCTAATTTCCATGCATACCCTCTTGGTGTCGATTGTTCGTCGTATTTATCCCCATCACCTAAATTAATTTCGTGGGCTAACATTTGGCCTTTATACTGGTTGTGAATGTTACCAGGATTATTTTTCTCTTGCTTAACATAACGTTCACGAGATATACGACGACCAGCCTCATTTTTATTCTCAATCATTTTACGATACACTTTTACAACATCTTGCAGTTTATCCTGCATCTCTTTCGCTAGTTTTTGATGTTCATCCTTAAATCCTGTCATTTCTTTGTTGTATGCCTTGTAGAACTGGTCAAATTCTTCTTCAGTTACTTTATAATCTGATGAGTTAAGTTGTTCGTCGACTTCGATTAATTCTTGTTCTAAATCTGATTGTAGATTTTTTAATTTTGTTGCTTCTGCAAATTCATCATTATTTTGATAATGTGTAATTTTACTATTAATCTGTTTAATACGATTTGTTAGCTGATGGTACTTCTGTTTAACCTCTTTTGCCTTAACACCCTTATCATAGATTTGATTATCAAAGATATTGGTTGTATTGTCTTGTACTGTTTTTACCATAATTAAATGCCTTCTTTCGTTTTTGATTTATTATTCGCTTTATTGCACTAAAATCTTTCTTATTTCTAGCATATTGCCTTACCAGTGAATCAATATACCTAACAGATACATTGTTCACATGGGTAGGTAAACGCGCTAGAATCTGATGTGCTATCCGTTTGTGATTCATGGAAACACTCCCTTAACTTATTTTCTGTGTATTACCTTTAATATGGTGTGTCGGCATAACATAGTGACTACTTCTATCAATTTCTAACATACGTTTACCATCTCTGTATTTCTGCCAATATTTAGCATCTGCAGTGAGTTTATTAATTTCATCTAGTAAATAATTAATCGCTAAATGATCACCACGTAAATATATTGTCATATGCCCTACACTGTTATAGTTGAGTTTCAAATTATATCCTCTTAACCACAAGAAGATTGATTCAGTATTTAACCTTGATTGCAGCTTTGCCTGTCCTAAACTCGACAAGCACCTATCACATGTTATAAAGTCTATTTCTAAATACTGATACTTGCCCTGTGTTTTATAGATGTGACAAATAGGTTTGTTAGCAATTTCTAAAATCTTAATATCATTAAAGTTGAGTTTCTTATTATTTAATTTGAATGGATCAGTTGGTATTGAATGCATTAACACAGTTTATGAGTCCTCCTGTTTTAAAATTACTACTTATTACTACTTATTATTTAAAATTACTAGTTATCGAAATCTCTCAATCCTTGTTATACCAAACCTTATGAGCTATCAATTACTACAATTACTACTTTTTTTGAGGGGGGGCATATATAAGAAAGAGCATTTCATGTATTACTTTATTTATAGCCTCCTATTTTCAAAGTAGTAATAGTAGTAATTTTATATAGTTAATCACCTTTAAAACCTTTTATATCAACGGTTACAAGAATTACTACTTTTGATAAATATATAGTAATTAAGTAGTAATACTAGTAATTTATTTTTTCAAAGTTAAATCCTAATTCTTTAATTATGGTTGTTTTGATGGCATAACCTTTTTGAGATTCACCTGCAAATGTAATGTTTTTTTGTTTACCATAATTATTTGTTTCAAGATATCCTCTTTCATCCCATTGTTTAACGGTGGAATTAAATTCAGCACCTAGCATTTCTTTTATAGTTGGTGTCATAACCAATAAAAATTCATTTTTATAAATTGCCATTAATTCAGCGTTATCGTGATAATATTTGTTATAAGCAATACGTCCACGATTAGCATTTAATTTCTCAAGCAATTCTTCTAATAATTGTTTTGGTTTATCAATATTTTTATTATTTTTCATCATGCTTGTGTGTGCTTTATTCACGTTGATATATGGGTCGTGCTCAAAGCCTTCAATATCATTTAATATCTCACCTGTAATTTGTAGTAGTGCAAAACTACGTGCGATACGATCCATTACTTCATTACCGTTAGCCTGTTTCATAAAATATTTAACAGCACTTTCAAACGATGATTTATATTTATTTTTGTCTAATCTATATTGTTTGATGAATAGCTTACCTAATAAACCATGATTATTTTCCATTGCTTTTGCTATATCACCAAATTCAGTTTTTTCTGTATTAGGAAACGGGTCATCTTGTAAAGTAATTACACGACCTGCCACACCTGCTTTATCGGGCGCTATATCAGGTATAGCAACTTCTCCACTTGAAAGCATGATATTGTTCCACGGCTCTAAATAATCGATAGAACGATCTGAATTACCACGTCCCTTAGATTGACCACCAGAAAATTGGTATACAATGTTTGGTATTCTAAATGGATTATCTGCTTTACGCGTATCATCTTTAATTAAAGGGAATGAATTTAAAAATGAAGCCATACGTTCAACACTTACATTAGTGGCATTCCATTCAGTAACTAATTTTCGATTTCCCCATATACTTGCACATATCTTTAAAGTAAATGTTTTACCACTTGAAGTACGTCCTGATATCTCACTTACAAAAGGGTCTACGTCAAAATCTTTAAGCAATACAGAAGCTAGCGAACTATAAAACATCATCATTACCATTGGATTATCTTTAATCGGCTTAAATACACCATTTATATAATCCTCAACACTACCTTTTGTTTCAAATGCATCAATCAATGCTTGATATCCCTTATCAGCATTAAATATTTTGTATTGATTATCTTTTTGATCTTCTTCATACGGTGAAATGAAATGACCGTTTATATTACCTAATCGTGTAGCTACATCGTAATCTGGTATCTTATTAAAACGTCTGTAAAAACTAAGATATTGAACGAGATTAGCTGCTTCATTTTGAGTAACCTCTAACCCTTTACTTGCAAGCTCTACTAAATATTTACTTTGAGTAATATCTCGAGCTAACACTGGTAATTTATATTTACGTTTTGCATCTTCAAATTCTAATTCATAATAAAATTCACCAGATTCAATATTTTTATATCTTTCAGTAACATAAGGTGGCGTGCTAGTAATATAAATATGTGCTACATCTATAACTTCACCTTTATTATTCTTTTTCTCTTTTTCCAGATATAACCATTTACCTTTAATTAAATAGGGTTCTGGAATTGTTGGTTTATCTTTATTAATTTCTTGAAATTTTTTAAATTTATTCATATTTTCAAAAACATCTTCTTGAGTTACTTCCATTTCCTCTACTGTCATATCCCGTCCCCCTCTAGTTGCTCATATGCTTTTTGAGTATAGAATTAAATGTTTTGTTTATTTCACTATCTTCCATAGGTGGATTGCATGATTTGCCCCATGCTGTCACAAGTCCATATGCAAGGTGTGCATCTACATATCTGCGTAATAAGTATCCACTTATAGAAGCTAACGATTGATTGCGTTCACCTTCACCAACCCCAAATGCTAGATCAGCCCAATATGATGAATCACGTTTCTTATATTGACTTGAGTAATTAATAGTAATTGGTTTATTTTTTTGGCTATTGATATTTCTGGACAACTCATTTAAATCACCTATAGTGATTGCAGGTGCATCATTATATTTAAATATATATGGTATATTCTTATCTGGCTTTACAGGTAGCGCCATAGCTCTTGAAGGTTGGAAACTGCCTTCATCAATTTTGTAGCCAATTTTCTGAGCTAATGCTTGCGTATACTTCCTATAATCATCTGCACTCACAGGCTCACTTATAGGCGCCATAAGGCGAATACGTGGTTTTTCTGAAGTATGGTTATAGGTTGTATGGAATGCCCAAGAATAGCCCTCTAATTGCTTACAAATAGCACTGTATAACCCTTTGAAATCAGTAATATCATCATAATCAAGTGCTAGTGTATTTCTGTTTATAATGTTTTCATCATTACGGTACTTTTGAATGAGTTTGCCGTCTTTTTCCATGTCTTTTACATCTCCATAAACGACTAAACCACGTTTATATTTATCATCGTTATTCATTGGCGTTTGTATTCTATTAAGCCATTCCGACCACATTACTTCGTTATTTTGAGCAAATGAATCGGAATATAAATTTTTGTACTCAATAATTTTTAATTTAAAATCATGCTGCAATTTTATTTGTTCAAAGCCCATTTATTTTGCCCCTCCTACTGTAAAAACAAGGCATGAAATGGTATAATTAATATATAAATAAGCCGTTCCATGCTTGTTTTTATTAATATTCCAAATTGCATTAAGCGTTATCTGTTGAGTTTGCCGACTGTACAGATGCGCTTTTTTCTATTTCTAACACTTTCAATTTTTCTATTAATTTATCGAATTGTTTGAGATAAGACTCCATTAACTCAGTTGTATGTTCATGTTGTATACGAGATTCGTTATAACCAATTGCGTAAGTCATCATTTCCTCTTTAGTTGTTAAATCTCTTTTAGTAAACATTTCATCACCATGCCACACGTGTGCTGTTACAACATCATCAATTTTTTCTTTCAATAATTCAAATTCACATATCAAATCTTTCTGATTCCAATTCATTTTAAAACTCTCCTTGTTTATGAAAATTAATAACATTATCGTTTTTGCTTAATTTGATGTTAATTCCATGATAAGCACATACATTTTTTAAGTTTTTAGCTTTTTGCTTGGCTATTTCCATAGCTTCATGAAATTGTTTGAACAAATCATCAATTTCTGATTTAATATCATCTATCAATATCACACTAATAGCATTGGCACCGTCATAATCTTTCACTTCTCTATACGCTTTAACTTTTTTCACTCAAAGTCCCTGACAATTCTGAAAGCCTGTCTATTTCGCCACCTATTTGATAAACTTTATTAGATGCACTCGACATCTCTTGAAAAGCGTCTAAAACATCCTTATACATAATTAAAACTCTCCTAACTCAAAATTATTATTTAATTGCCGTACTGCCTTTTTCATCTTAATTAACCTCCAGTTTATTAATGAAATTTTCCATTTCTTCAATAGCTGTTTTTAATTCTTCAATATCGTCTTTAGTAATAAAATGACGTACGTTAGAATCCTCACAATTTATAGGAAAGTCTGTAAAAATTTCTGTTGCCTGCAAAAGCTCGCTATAATTTTTATAATCATTAAGGATTTCTGAAATCTCATTATCATTCAAGTTAGGATATTCCTTGCTTATAACTGATGCATCTCTGTCGTGACGTTTTTGCAATAGTTCTGTCATTTTCTCAGTATGTTCCTCGTCTTTAAAAATACGGTCGTAACTTACTGCCTTTTCAATATTTTTATAATCTTGTTCAGTTAATTTATTCATTTTGATTCCTCCAAATTTTCTAATTTAAGTCCGTATGCTGCTGTGACAATAAATAGTGCAAAGGCTACGTATATATCACTTAGTACACCTATAAAAACTGTGCCTATTGATAATATAAGCATGTATAACATGTATCTTTTCATTTAATGTCCCCCTAAGAGTTATATATTTCATTAAAATTTTTCTTGATATACTCTTTCATTGGTTCTGCTAAAAACTTGTAATGATCTGCTTGTGATTTAGGCTCATGTACATACCTTTCAATATCCTTTTTAAATTTTGGATTTAGCAATAGTTTTTTCATAATTGAATTCCTTGATAATTGCATGTGTGACTGTAAATCTTTAAATGACCACACAAGTTTAGGTTCATTGATAATTACAATACCTTCACTTTCTTGTAGTTGTTCTTGCATTATTTTCACCTCCTTATTAAGCAGTAGCTTGTGTATTTAAGTATTTATTGTAAATGGTTTTACTGACTGAAATATCTAAACCAAATTTGTTAATAGAAGTCATTAAATCGACTGTGTCATCTAAAATTTGTTGTCGAATAATTAACATATCTTCACTCATTTGATCTTTTTTTAAAGCTTTATCATAACCAAACAATGTTGAAACACATTTATTAACTACAGTTTGACATTTCATATAACTAATCTTTTGGGGATTAGATAAACCTTTTTGCAAAACATCCATAGCTTTTCGTTGATGTTGCTTATCCATTAAATGAAATACTTCATGTTGCTTTAATCCGATTGATTGTCTTAACTCTTTGATAACTTGCTTAACCCATTTCTTAAACTCATCAGCTTCATCACGTCTACTATTCCAAATAGCTTCGTAAATACCTACTTCTGAAATAATTATAGCTTTTTGCTTACCTTTAAGGGTGTCCACATTATGGACGGCCTTTTCTGACACATCTAATAATCTAGTCATATGTGGTGTGTGTGAATACCCTAATGCTTTTGCAACATCACCTGCTATTGCCCAATACTCATTATCTTTTTCTATGAATCTAATTTGCTTACCATCAAAAAACTCCTTAATCATCGAGTTTCCTCCTCACACTTTTTCTTTCATTTCAAATATTTCAGATACATCAACATTCAATGTATTTGCAATTTTAATTGCCATTATTTCAGAAGGTAGTGTTTTACCATTAATAATTCTTGAAAAATAACTTCTTTCAATCGGTACTTTTCTACATAAATCAGATTGATTCATATTATTCTTTACAAGAAGAATCAATAAATCTTTTTTACGAATTGAATATTCCAAAAAATCACCTCTTTCAAATTGTAAAACGTTTCATATTGTTTTACTGTTTTAATATATTTATATCTTACCAACATTCTTGATAAAGCACAAGGGGTTTGGTTAATTTTGTTTCAAATTGTTTTAATGTTTCAAAAATGGTAAAATGCATGAGAGGTGATAATATGGCATTAAACGAAATGTTAAAAAATTTCAGAAAAAGTAAAAACTATTCTCTAAGAGAACTTTCTGAAGCGAGTAATGTTTCACATTCATATATATATAGATTAGAGGATGGAAAGGTAAAGCATCCTGATAAAGAAAAATTATTAGCAATTGCTTTTACTTTAGATCCAACAAATAAAGATGATACCTATTTAAAAATGTTGAAGTCAGCAAGTTTAGATTGTTCAAATGCAGAAAATGAATTAAACGAGTACACTCAAAAACAACTTAATAAAATCAGTGATTATAAAGAAATAACAAATGAAGTAATTAATGGGATGAAAACTTTCAATAATTACATGAGAGTAGTTAAGGGGCAAAAAGGACAAAAAGCAAAAGAAATAATAGAGTTGGATGAGCCATATTTAGATATAAGATGGTTATTAACTCAAAATAAATATTCTATATATTATGGTGAAGATCCTATCAAAAATGCAGTTGGTTCAGAATTTCTTGGAAATGTTTTTATAATAACTGACGATGAAAAACATAGAATGCTAAATGAGTTAGATTCTTTAAAGATACATTTTGAAAAAGAAAGAGAATATGAATTATACGAATTAGAAAAGAATCATGAAATTAGAAAAATCAAAAAACAATATGACGAATACCAACTAATTTTCGATTTATTAAATAATCGTATTAGTGATAAAAATGAACTAATAAGTAAATTAGCAGTTATTAATAAAGAACGAGAAATTTTTAACGTAGAAGAGTATCACGAAGAAATAGAGAAAGCAGTAGAACAACAAGATGCTTTAAAATTACAACGTCTAGTAAGAATGACTACAATAAATGAATTGAAACAATACTTGTCAGAACAAAATTGAGGTGATTAAGTGGCATACATTGAAAAGCGAGGAAAAACATGGAGATATTCTATCTCATATGTAGACGATGAAGGTAACCGTAAAAAAGTTCAAAAAGGTGGTTATCGTACTAAACAAGAAGCTAAACGAATTGCAGAAGATTTAGAATATAACATGAGAAATGGTTATGCTGTAAGTAATGATATAACATTTGCAGATTACTTTTATCAATGGTATGAAGTTAATAAACTACCACACGTATCAGAATCAACTAAAAGACATTATGAATCTGCATACAAGCATATTAAAGACCATTTTAGATACAAGTTATTAAAAGATATTAAACGTACTGAATACCAAAAGTTTCTCAACGAGTACGGTTTAACGCATAGTTATGAAACGATTAGAAAGTTGAATAGTTATATACGCAATGCATTCGATGATGCTATACATGAAGGTTATGTTATTAAAAACCCTACATACAAAGCAGAATTACACGCATCTATTCCAGCTAAGACGGAAGAAATGAAGTTTATTAACGAATCAGAATTCAAAAAACTTAAACATATTTTGAACAAAAAAATACCACCTCATCACTTGTGCTATTAGTAGCACTTGCAACAGGTGGTAGATTTTCAGAAATCGCTAAATTGAAACGTGAAGATCTGGATATTAAAAATAATAAAATTCATTTAAGAGGTACCAAGACCGAAACATCAGACAGAATAATAAGTATTGATGCAGTAACTATGAAACGTATTCAATCATTTATTGATTCACGACCTACTAATATCAGTGGTTACATCTTTACTGTTGATGGTAAAACGATAACTAACGCTGCTGTAAACAAAGTACTGAGAAAAGCATGTGCTAATCTAAATATAAAAGAGATAACTATTCACTCGCTAAGACACAGTTTCTGTTCTATACTCATACATCATGGCTTTTCAATACTATATATATCAAAACATTTAGGGCATTCCAATCCAGCCACAACACAATCCATTTACTCCCACCTACTTCAGGAAACCTATGAACGTGAAGATGAAAAAGCAATGAAATTATTAGAAACTATTTAA